TGATATTTAGAATGCTTAGTAATTACTTCAGATATAAGTATTCTAAAATATCATAATTATCTTTATTATACCGACCTAAAAATTGAAATTAGTTATAATAAAAATAAATTTATAATCTTAGTATCTAGATACCTCTCTTCATACTATATTTTAACCATTTGCTATAAATGGAATTTTATTACGTTGTAAAACGCGGTCACAACCCTGGTATATACAAGACTTGGGCTGAATGCAAGACTGCAGTGGATGGTTTTAAGAGCCCCATATTCAAAAAGTTTGGTTCCTTTGAAGAAGCTACCACTTTTTATAAAACAGAATTACCTGTGTTCGAAAAAACTACTAAAAAATCAATATCTGCAAAATCAAATAGCAACAAAGCAGCAGGCAATCAAACAACTGAGACTATTGATATCCGTAATGGTGGAGTCATAACCGGCACATTACCACAACAAGAAATGGACCGCATACGGACAATATGTACCAATATTAAGAGTGCGCCTTTTAGTACAGAACTCAATTATAATGTGGCCGCGTGGAATGTTCTTAATGATGAGATATACATATTCACTGATGGTAGTTCAAAACGTTCCCAGAATGGCGGTGCCGGTGCTTCCGGGCTAGGTGTATATCTAGGCGCCCAATGTACCAATATTAAAGAGACTTATCAAGGTCGCACTAATAACCAATGTGAGTTAGGTGCTCTAGACTATGCATTCAAACTTATTATCCGATATCATCGTGAATTATCTGAAATTGGAAAAACTATTAAAATAGTAAGTGATAGTGAATATAGCATCAAAGCTGTTTCATTATGGCTGGCGGCATGGAAAAAGAATGGATGGCGCACTAGTAGCGGTGAACCTGTTAAAAATAAGGAACTTATTGAAAGTATTGATGCTAGTATGCAACGAATTAAAGTAATTAATGCAGCTCTAGAAGATTCTAAAAAAATTCGTGTTAAATTAATTCACGTAAATAGCCATCAAGTTCCCGATACTACTGATAAGTTCAAGTATTCCATTTGGTTTGGAAATTATGTAGCTGATGGTCTTGCACAAAATACAATCTAGAATATGCTTTTGTTTTAGTATATTTATTTTTTCTTGTTTATTCTTTTTAGCATTAGTTTTTGCTTTTGCAATTAAAGATTTTGGAAAATAAAAAATTGAATTTAAAACGTTACTGCTAGATAGATTATTAATCCAACCAATTTAGTTCAAAACAATTTAGCATTTATAACATTAGAAAAAAATGACAGCAGTTGCAGATAATAAGATTGAAATCAAGTTGATTGCTGATTATCGTGAGTTTCTTCTAGGTAAGATTGAATCTTTGAAGGACTCTTTGAATAATGTTGCTAGTTCATTTGGAAATGAAATAACTAGCAGTATTGAAGAGTTCAGTAAGAGAATTAATGGTAAGCTAAAGACTATTGATGAACGTTTTACTAAGAATACGGAAGAATTAGAAACTCTACGTACGGAATTGCTTTCTAAGAAGTTTGATGAATCTAATTTTAATAATGTATCCATAATTCGTACTCTAGATAAAACTATTAAGGAAAGGGATTTAAAGATTAAAGAACTAGAAAGCCGGATTCGTTATCTAGAAGGTAATTCAACTAGTGCCAGTACCAGTACCAGTGCCATTGCTAATACTGTTGCAAAGAAGGAACCGGAAGGAATTACCAAGCAAAAATCACAAGCTATTGCTACTAAAGAAGTTGTTAATGTACTAGAACCGATTTCAGTACCTGTTCCAGTTCATGTTCCTGTCCCGGTTACATCAGAATTAGAAAAGGATGATAAATTCAAAGATGCCCCGCGAATGAAAGATGCTGATGGTGATGTTGTAATTGCAGTATCAGCTAAGCGTTCTCGGTCTAAAACTGATAAGAAAAAAACGGAACCAGCAAATGCCACTGTGATTCAAGAATCAAGGGAAACTGTGGAATCTGTTGTAGAAGAAAAGCCTAAGAAGCCTATTAGAAAAATTAAGAAGGCTAGCAAGGTTGAAAAGGAAGAAGAATCCAGTTCTGAACCTGTAATACCAATTCAGGTACCAACACAATTTCATATATCTGTACCAGAACCGGAAAATAAGTCTACTAGTGTTGAAGATGAGTATAATGACGGAATTGAAGCACAACGTCTAGCTGATGAAGAAGCTCTTCGTTTGGCTGAGGAAGAAGCTGCAGAAGCTGAACGTATTGCTGAGGAGCAAAGAATTGCTGAGGAAGAAGCTGCAGACGCTGAACGTCTTGCTGATGAAAAACGTCTAGAAGAAGAACGGGCAGTCAAAGCAGCTACTGAATTAGAAAAAAAGAAGAAAACTGAAGTTGTTAAAAAAACAGGGGTTAGTAAAAAAGAACCAGTCACACAAAAGAAGATTACATCCAAGACTATACCAGTCCCAAGTGCACCTGCATCCAAACCTGAACCACAAACTTCAAAGACAAACGATACACCAAAGGTAAAACAGGGTTATCCAGATAAATTGCCTGAATTAGAAGATTTAGATGTTATCACTGTTAATGAAAATGATTATTACTGTGATAAAAATAATCAAGGGGTTTATCAAATGATTAACGGGGATGATATTGGTGCTTTTCTAGGGTATTATGATTCACAAACTGAAATTATAACACCGGTGGAAGTTTAGTTACACCAACTTAACCCGAAGATTTAGCATTTTTTATATACGTAATAACGGCAACTAGAAATATTAGAATTAGAATTGTAATGAAACCAATAGCGATTTTCTCTACATTTTTTGTATCATTTTTTATTTTTGCGGCTACTGTTTGTTCTGTAGAAATAACTTGGGAATTGGGACCAAGATTTGCAAAGCCAGATTTATTTGTTAAAGAAGGAGTAGGTATAGTTGAATTAGGTGTAGTGGTTGCATTAGGTGTAGTAGTATTAGGCGTAGTGGTTGTGGTGGTATTTTGTTGATATGTACTATCTAGAATTTGATATGCATTTTCCATGTTTATATCTTGTTGAGACATAATCTGACCGTTTGGAAAGGTTGGTAAACCATCAGGATTAGCTGCTTGAGTTGAAGTCGAAGTAGTGTCGGGTTGATTTGGAACTGGACCACTAAATGATGCATATGTAGTTTGAGGATTAGTTACATTGAAAACAGGCAAAGCTGCATTTTCTGTATAGCCACCTGCACCTATATTAGAATTAGGCATAAAATTAGGAATTGATTGATTACTATACACACCACTAGGTAAACTGGGAACCTGGCTGGTGGATACATTTGTCGGCATTTGATAACCACCACCACGGCTAGATACATTTGAACCTCCTAATCCTGACATCATTCTCATATAGTTATCTGATTGTGAATTGGAATAATTTCCACCAGTTTGTTGGCCTTGCCCATGCTTTAAATTATATAACTTGGTTAGAAAAGCTGGGGGAACTGGTTCAGTAGGTGCAATGTTAGCTGTTGTCTGGAGGGTAGCTTGCGCTTGAGTAGTACCAGTACTCAAGCCTGCAAAAGCATTTTCTAATCCTGAAAAAAATCCTACTGGAATAGTTGTATTACTAGCTGCAGAAGTAGTTGCTGGTGCAGTAGAATTAATAGAATCAATTGCATTTTGAATATCAACTTGATTTATTTTCTGGGATGATAGAATTGTTTTCAAATCTTGTACTGATACAGGTGTTTGGTTCTTATTCAATGGCATTTCACTCAAAGTGCCACTGCTAGGGTCAAAATAATACAAAGTCTTATCTTCCGTTCCAACCATTAATGAAGGTGATTGGTCTATATATTGTGCTTTGGATACTGTATTATTCTTGTTCTGTACTGATTGCATGTTAGTAGGTTGAGATAATACCATCTCCGCAGCTAGAGAACCATATTCTAAACTATTGGCACTAATATATGGTTGCTTCTTCTGATTATTATATAGTTCTTGTAAGTATTTCTTATTAAGGGTATTATAATCACCGGCATCTAATTCCATACTAACAGAACCATTAAGATTCTGATTATTAAGACTCGGATCATAATTGGCAAATTTCTCTAGCAGTTGAGGGTCCATATTTAACTGCCGAGCAACTAGTTGGAATACCTGGAGTTTATGCTTGCCTGCCACACGGTCTCGCAAATCACGTGGTAGTTTAGTCATAATTTGAGCCATAATTCGTTGCATTACATCCAAATCATATTTATCAGAATTCTGTGCAATTACTTTACAAACCAAATCGCCGGATGGTGATTGAAAATCTGCTAGAGTGATTTTATCTAATGCAACTAGAAGTAGAATTTCCGGCTCAATAATTTTCATGGATACTCCACGCAGTTCACGGGAAATAACCTCGCGGAATAATTTATCGGAATCTACTTGTCTACTAGCAGGAATGTTAGTATAGAGATAATCTAGATATTTTAATGCTTGCTGGCGGTCAGGCATTTCAGAGAAATATAAACTCGTGGGAATCTTATTTATCAATTCTAGAACGCTAGATGTATTATTCATTCTTTATTTCTATTATTTCTATTATTTCTAATGATAGTATGTTATTCTATTATTATAAAAGGATTTCTTTTTGGATATTTCTTTCTGGGATATTTCTAATTCTAGAATAGCTAAACAAGATGCAATCATTAGCATTTCAAACCAATAATATCCTAGCAAATCTATATACTGATGGTTATATGACATATATTACAACACCAACGATTACCAATATACCACATCAATTTCATACCATAAGTACTTACTGTAATACATACATTCCTACTTGGAAACCGAGCTATAATGACCCTCGTAATCGTATAGCATATAATCAAGATTTCCTATTTGAATTAGTATTTTATAAGAATCTTATTCTAGTAATACCATTATATATATCCAATCCATCTAAATTTGATTCTGCAATATCACATATCAAATCTTATTGTGATAAATTAACTAGAGCTGAAGACGGGCTAGATGTCGGTCTAGCTAAGTTGCTAGATTATAAATTCATATTTTATTCACCAAATATGATTATAGGCCAATCTAATATATTCAAGATTAAGAAAACTGTCATTAACAGTGATTTATATACAGAAATGTATCAATCTAAACCACTTCCGCTTGGCGATTCTGTCAGTGGATTGAATTATAATGTAAATAATCCATTATACATACCTTATCAACCCTATTCACAACACAACATACAGTCCAGCAATCCCTCTAGCAGCTCTAGTGCAATGATTATTAACTAATTCAACTAGAAATATCAAGAAAGAAATAAAAAAATAAAAAACAAAAAAAAAATTCACATAGTAATACTTTCTTAAGAATTATTTTTCGATTGTGCTAGATTATTCAAACTAGCAACTGCATCACATATATTCTTATAATTATTACATAAAACTGCAATTACTTCTGCTGGTGTAAAAATCTTATCTATTTTAGGTTCTAACTCCAGTGTTTTAGCCTCTAATATAGTTAGATTGTAAAAATGCTGAAACATTTCTAGAATCATTTCCATATCAGCATTATCAAAATGGATATTCAAATCAATCCGGCCAGGGCGAATAAGTGCTTTATCCAACCTTTCTGGATAATTGCTAGTAATTATTAGAATACGGTTTGGAGTCTCTAATACACCATCTAGCAAATTAAGCAAGAAGGATAATGTAATTTCATCTTTATTCTCTTTAATCTCTTTATTTTCTATGCTTTTATTTGACTTTTTATCTTTGTTTTTATCCCTGTTTAGGTTGCTAGCCCTTTCTTCATAACCCCACTTCATATCTTGACCATTAGATATACCCCGGAAAGCAGGCATACTAGGCATCCCAGGTAAGAAATCTAGTGGAGTATTCATACTACCTGGCATTCCAATAATTGGTTCAATCATCGGTTCAATGGCATTAGTTGTATCACTTGGTTCATCAGCCAATTCGCGCTTTGATAATTCCTTTTTCAGAGCCCGGTCTAATACTACATCTGACATACAATCAATATCTTCAATCACATAAATTCGCTGGTCTAGTGGAATGGAAATGATGCTAGCCTCATTTGCTGCATTCGTAATTGCAATATTTTCATCAAAAAAGAGATTTATTAACTGCCGTTGTGTAGTAGTCTGCCGTAGCGAAATGTTAAACACATGTCGATTGGTATCCCGCGCAATAGCCTTAATTAATGAAGTTTTACCACATCCCGGGCGGCCGTGTAATAAAATTCCCAATGTATGCGGTATTCCACGTTTCTCATACCATTCCCGATGATTAATAAATAGATTTATTCTATCGCGAATTGTTGCAATATGATTACCAAATATATTATTTATACTCTTAAAAGTATTAAATGGAGTCATGTTGAATGTAATTCTTTTCGGAGCAGTATCCCAACGAAAGCCACCATCCATATCAGGCATAGGCGGTATATGGAATTCATTAAAATAATATTTCTGTCCGCCTAACCGGTTTGACTTTTCCGCACGATATGCTCCTAGAATACGATTAAGTTGTTCTTTCATTTGCGAGATTTTCAATGTAGTACTAGAAAGTCGTATTGTAAGTGAATTTATTTGATTAGTACTTGGGTCAATAACACATTGCTCCATTTTTGCAGTAATATCGGCATTTATCTTAATTGGCTCAGTATTATTCATATAGTATTTATTGGTGTATCGCAAATGTCGGGTAGTATCTTGGCTACAAATAAATTCTATTACCGCATCTACTAATTCATATTCTAGAATCATGTCTTTATTAGAAACATTGGTAGATTTGCTAGGTTCATCTCCATTCTCATAATTACGAATTAATACTATACTAGCCTCTTCACCAGATATACCACTTATCCCATTAGCAAGTGGAGTTATACTAGCAACTAGAGGTATTTGATTTATACGACGTTTGAAATATTCCCTGGCAATTGATTCTACCCGAGTCGCTATAACCGGTATAAAACGAAAGAATGCATCAATAAACGTTATCATAATGATAGCCCATATAGCCATAAAAATACCATCGTTGGTATTACTTGATTTTAATGCGAACATAGTTAGAATTTGGCTTTTTAAAATATCCATATTACCTAGACCCATGCCATACATGGCATTGGTAGTAGTGGTTGGATGATGTGTTGTATGGTGGGTATTAGTTGTCATTTTCTATTAGTTAGTTGAAGACACAATAGCTTTTTAAGTTTATTTTTTTCTATTTTCCTATTTTTTCCTGAAAATTAAGGGAAAAGTTCGGGGAACCTAAGGTTCTTTGTAAAAATTGAATTTATTTTATCTGGCTAGATAATATAATCTCATATTAAGAAAAAATCATTATGGCAACACATTCAAGCAAAACAAATTTTGAAAAGGTTCAGGAGTTCAATCGTGCCTTTGATATGGCACCTAAAGAACCGGCTAGTTATCTAGCGGGTGAAATTGATGAATTTGGTCGGACAGAATTTAATGCATTCTTACATAGTCGTGTGAACTTGCTAACCGAGCAACCTAAGCTTATTCGCCTTCGACTAGACCTAATTAAAGAAGAACTCAGTGAATTACAAGCAGCTATTACCGCAAATGATTATATTGAAATCCGGGATGCCCTAGCTGATATTCTCTATGTAGTCTATGGTATGGGTGATGTTTTAGGTATTAATATGGATGTATTGGTCCACGGTCTAGTTAAATCTTATGTTAACACTACTCGCGAACAGGGTTTGCAAATCTTTGAACGTATTACTAAATATGCTAATCAAGATGAAAACAATGGCAGGCCAATAGGCCTAACCGATTGGAATTGGGTGCAACTATATATGGATCTCTTTCCTAGCACTTTCTACACCAGCTTAGTTTGTGAGGGAAATATTGAAAGGGAAAAGCTAATTGTAGAGATGATGCATGTTTTTAATTATCTAGAAGAACTTTCTACCGATGTAGAAGGTAAAGCTAGCCAAAATAGATTTGAAACAATTGGTGAAAATCTCGCGAAACTAATCATATTGGATTATACTTATTCTTACTTAATGGATATTGATGCCGATGCAGATTTTGCAATCGTCCACTCTAGCAATATGTCTAAATTATGCGATACTGAGGCTGATGCACTAGCTACTGTTGCAGATTATGAAGCTAAGTTTCAGGCTGGTAAAAGCCCTTATGATAGCCCTTATTATTATCCCCTGCCCGAACTGGGTAAGTGGATTGTAAAGAACAAGAGCACCGGAAAGGCACTAAAGAATATTAAGTATCAAAAGGTTGTATTTAGCTAGATTAGTTAGATTAGCTAGATTAGCTAGATACCTTACTATTGAAATATAATAGACACAATTGAAGACAAATTATTTTTTTCATTATTATTCAAAAAGAATATAGAATGTTTAGCTTTTAGATAAAAAAAATTGATTTTTCATATAAATTTGTTATATTTAATACTTATTGTTTAACATTAACAATGTCTCAACTTGGGAACAATTATGATCGGTTTATTGATGACTATCAAATAAGGCAAAAGCCTTCAAAAAAGATTATTGC